GAAGTTCTGTTCTATGTTAAGGGTCGTCTGTGTGGCGTCCCGTAGCAGCTTCTGTTGGGCCGCCGTGTACCGGGAAGCGTCAAGATCGAGTTCGGCAAATATCGTTAGATCGGATCGGCCCGCCATCTTACACCCCGTTCAAGAGGATCATCTTCGCCCTTGCCTTGCACGCGTTCAGGGCTTTCTTGAGAAACTGCCGCGCCTGCATCTTCACCGTCCCACGTTCCACGAACCGGGCGTAATAGACTTCCCGGTTGCCTGCGTAAATGCGGATATTCCTCCGGGCGTCGTCTTTGAGCCGCGTCACCCGAATTGTCTCTTTCAATGCGCCCGCCTTCCGCCCGGACCATTTACCGCTCCCGGCCTTGACGTCCTGTCCGATAGGGACACGCGACCTTGCTTCAGCCGCGATCAATTCCCCCACCTTTTCAAGCCGGTCCATAGAGGCGTGGATAATCCGGGCATCGGTCTTGACGGGGTTCCAGTTCGCCACTCTCATTTCTTCTTAACCTTGCCCTTCACCTTTTGGTTCCGTGTCATAAGGGCCGTCGTGAGTCTGTGCTTCAGCGCCGCCGGGTCTTCCTTTTCTTCGGGCTGCTTCTGGCTCTCCTTGAAGTACGCCTGCCATAGACATATTTCGTGCGAGTCCAGTTCCGCCAACAGCCGGCGCCGTGTCATCTTCAGTTCGCGGGCGAGGAACATGACGAAAAAGTCCCACCCCCGCTTTTTCATTTTTTTTCAACGGCTTCCTGCTCGCCCACGGAAAGCCCGTTCAATTCCTGCGCGGCGTCAAACAGCTTCTGAATCGCCTTCGCGCTCTTGTTGGACAGGAGCAGGATTTCCTTGTCGTTGAAAAGCCGCGTCCCGGTTTCGTCAACGAGAACTTTGGTAAGCAGCTTCGCCCGGAAATTGTCCCTGTTCAGCCGGACACCGTTGGAATCGGCGTCGTAAATCTGGGCCTCGAATGCATCCCGCTCGCCGCCCGTCATAGTCCGTACACGCACCGATCCGCCCCACTCCGGGACGTCAATGTCCCGGAAGGGGAGATCGTCTGCCTTCATGATTTGATCCTTGTTCAGTAACATTTCCTTCCTCCTTGCGCTTGTTAAGTGGACCCGCAATTGTTGAACGCCGCGCCCGATGACAGGGCAATCGAAATATCGGCCTTCAGAGCGTTGTCCACAGCCCCCGTAATGTTGAATCCTACGATGTACCCGCCGAAATAGACGGACCCCGTTTCTCCGGTTGTCGGCCCCACAAATTTGATGTCAAATTTCCTCAGCGTCCGGGCCACCATATCGCGCTGAAGGGCGTCATGCAGATTCGAGTTGGACGCCTCGTTGTCCCACAAAAGGGAAAGGCCGACCTGGCCGCCATCGTACAGGCCCGGTTGCTTTTCCTTGGCCGTTGACTGTAGGGTCGTCACGTCAATCACAGGACCGGACAGACCCGGCCCGTTGAAACTCACCACTTGCCCGATGTTCTGCATCGTGTGGCCGGTGAGAACCACCGTCTCCCCCGATGACTGCGCCGTCAGTTCCTCATAAACCGTGATCGCAGTCGCCGCCGTGGTCTTGATCGTCCATACCCCGGCGTTAAGAGAGGAGTCGACTTCAAGCCGCATCCCGGTTGAAAAGTCTGCAAATCCCGCCTGACGGTTGATCGTCCTCAACGTACTGTCAAAGCTGATCGTATCCGCCGACAGGACCGCCGTCGTTCCCACAACCGACGATTCCCGCCTAATCAAACATCCTTGGCTTTGTCGCGCCATACCGTCACCTCCTCAATTATCCGGTGGTGAAGCTGGCCCCGCCGGTTATGGCAATGGAGAAATCGCCCTTTAGGACGTTATCCACCGCGCCGTTGACGTTCATCCCGATCACGTATCCCTCGAGGTTGATCTTCTGGGCCGTGGTCGCCGTCGAAAGCTGAATCAGAAGACTGCCCTTGGTCCGCCGAACGAGGCTTTCCCTGAGCTTGATCTGTCCATCATTCGTGGCGACCCAGTTCACATTCAGGCTGATCTGTCCGCCGTCGTAAAGGCCGATCATCTTTTCCTTGGCCGTGCTCTGCAAATTGGTCACATCGATAACGCCCGCGCTCATGCTCGGCCCGGAAAACCCCGTCAGTTCCCCAACGACGTTTGCGGCGAGCGTGGCGTTGACCGTCACGGTGGCCCAATAGCAGATGATTCCTTGGCTTTCCTTCGCCATAGCTTCTACCTCCTTACGTCACCGAGATTGCCGCGTACGACAAATCGGTGTGGGTGGTGGGCCGTAGCTTCACGCACCCGGATGAGTCGTTGTAAGCGTCAGGGGGGAAGAAGCCACTCAACTTCTGCCCCGAAGCCGTCACATCAACCGAGACATCTAACGCCACCAATCCCACAGGGACCGGCGACACCTGGGACGTCACGACGACGGCATTGGTCGCCGCCCCCGCATTCTTGACCCACAAAAACGTATGGCCGTTGTTCGCAAATTCATCAACCGAGCTCGCCGCCGTGAAACTGGCATTAAGCCCCGCCGTCGTCAGATTTTGAACCGTCAGGGTTGCCATTATTCAGTCCCCCAACAAGAGTATTCCTGCGAAATCGCGTACAGGTTCAGGTCATCGTTATAGTCGTCATCCTCCCACGTCAGGACGGCCCGGAAGGTGCGAGCGCCATCCATCGCGGTAAGGATCTCCTTGGACATGTCCTTCACCTCCGCATAGGTCCGGGCAAAGGCATTGACGACAATCGTCGGGTTCTTCGTGCCGCTGTATCCCGCGAGCGTGTTCACGATCCCCGCCGACGCCCGGTAATAGGTAATCGCCGGATAAGCCGGGTTCTGTGGAATCCGCACAGGGTAGATGCGAGTGTTTACCCGCGCCTTAATGTCGGCGTCCGCTGTCAGGACCGTGTATATTAGAGTTTCAATCATCGCCTTTTAAGTGGCCCGTTCGCTCCCGAGGGTTAATGGCTGGGAAGGGGCAGCCACCGGGGAGGCCGGAAACGAACGGACCTTATAAATTCAGCCTCCGACACATGAGTTGCAATTCCTTGTTCCGTTCACCCGGATTGATGATTGCTTCGATTAAGTAATCATTCGCCCCGTGAGTGACCTTCATTCGCGCCGTCACGTCGGACCTGTATCGGATCGTCACCCGCGCCTCGATCTCGGAGACAGCCTGTTTCGCCGCGAAATACTCCCGGCCCTGCAAGGGCTCTATCCGCGCCCAGAGATCGGCCACCTTTTGCCAACGGACCTCCGGCTCGCCGTATTCATTCTGCGTCTCGACGGGCGCGTACAGGACAACCTCATGCCGGAGCTTTCCCGCGTTCATCCTATGGCCTCACGTCGATCAACACATACGGGTCAAGCAGGCCGTCAACGAAACTGCGCGGGAGTTCTTGCACAATCGTCCCGGTAATCGTGGGCTCCCTAAATTCGTACATCTGGCTGACCCGCATCTTGATCCATGCCGTGATCCCTTCCGGCTGCGCTGGCCCGCTTGACGAGTCCAGAGGGTAGCCCGCCACGAATTGCACCGTGACGGCGTTCCGCTGCGTGTAGTGGTCCGGCCATTCCTGCCCGTCCTTCAGGTACACCCGCCCCGGTTCGGCCTGCGTATCGACGCCATAGACGGTCGTGGAGAGCGTCGTGGAGTTGGCCGACACCGCGTCAAGATAGGTGATCGCCACATCCGACTCCGTTGACGACAGCGGGGCGCGTGGCAGGATGATTTCCGAATCGGGGAATCCATCCATGACCAGTTGAAACGTCTGAGGCATACAGGGACGTTGCGTGAAGTTCTCCGCGTGTTTCCGGGCGGCCTTTTCCAACGCCGCCAAGAGTGCGTCCTCCGTCGTGCTGACCGTCGAAAGCCGCATGAACAATTTCAGGNCGGCCACGGATACGGGCTCGGCTGTGGAATCCGTGATCAGTTTCAGGGTGCGCCGCATAATACCCCCTCAAAAACGATGTCAAAGTGCTTGGATATTCTCCACTCATCCACAAGGTAATCCGGCGTGACACCCGCCCACCGTTTGCCGGAAAGAATCTGGGCGCCTGCCGCCACGAGGAAGTGCGCGGTCAGTTCGGAACAGACTTCCTGCCCGTCAACGTGAATCTTCGGCAGGCCGATCAGGTGCAAAAGCAGCCGATACCACGGATAACCCCGCCCTGCCTGCGGG